TACGTTCTAAGTCTTGAACTTCAACGGATTTTTGGAAGTTTTGCATCATTTGGGCCATTTGGTCTAACTCAGCGCCCATCGCTTGAATCTGCTGTTCAGCAGCTTGCAAGGCAGGGTCTTTATCGCCATCTTCCAACAGTTTCGGATCAATCGTCTTAGCCAAACGAGCCGCCAATTCTTCAGCGCCAGGCCAATCCATGTTTTTAACAAACAAATCGCCTGCAACTGACCACAACTGTGGGTTGCCTTGCAGAATTTGACTCATAGCGTCCATTGCTTCTTGGCGTTTGGTCATGTAACTTGGGCCTGTAGTGACTACGACATCGTAGCGACCAACGCCAGGGTTATAAATCTTTTCAATCAAAATGCCAGTGTTAACATCCCGAATTTCATTGACGGGGTTAGGCTGTTGAGGGTTAATCTTGACCATATCCACTTCGCCATCTAAGCCAACAATACGAGCGATGCGCTCAGTGTCGTAAATCTTAGGGATCATATCCACTAATTGACGAGTAATATGACGAATAGCGCGGGCCAAATTATCCACATAATGATAGGTTCCTGTATCGCCTTGCTTTTCGCGGGCAAGAATAGCGCGTCCTGAACGCTCGTTGGATGTCGCACCTAAACTAGAGTCATATTGCCCTGTGGTGGACTTAATATCGTCACTAGCGCCCATTTTGGCTTGAATTAGCCCTGTTTGCGGTAGTGGGGGCGCGGCGCGTTGCGGTAATGGCAAAACAGCGCCCATGCCATCGGTTACGTCAGGATTAACTTCCAAATACGGCCAGTTGGTCGTATTGGCCGTTTTCCATTGCATTTCATATCCTTCAAACTGACCGCCATACCCAATAAACGGCGCCTTGGGCGCGAGGGCAAGCATCTCAGCCTCTTGGCTAGTCCAGTAGTTGTACATTCTTTGTGCGTCTTTTGCATTACGCACCAAGCCAGATATGTAAATCTGACCTTCTACTTCAAATTCGTTACCAATTACGCGTACCACGGGGATCCACTTGCCTGCCCACTCACGCTCCTCAAGCGCTTCAAAGCCATTGGTTTTCATCCACATGACTTTTTTGCGATCAACTCGGCGTGACTTGACGGGTTTTAATCCCATCGCCTTCATCTGTTTATCTTCAGGTGATTTATCAAAATACGATTGATTGCCTGGGTACAGATTGAGCGTTGCGTCCTCATGCTTGTAGTAAAAATACTCAGCAATACGGATGGTGTCCTCGGTTAGCCACTGGCTTAGGTACTGATCGCCTACGCCACTAGCCAATATAGAACTTAGGGGCGCGGCGTTTGGATACTCGCGCTCATATTCTTGTTTGGTAATGTCTTGTGTAATAAAGCACCACTCGGCGTCTGCGCCTGTGGGGTCTTGCGACATCGGATCCATGTACACGGAGAAGCTGTTGCGTACTCGTCCAATACGTAGGTCTTGATCGAAGGTGTCCTCGTCGCAATACTCAGTCAACACGCGGATGTAACCCTCACCATAGGTGACTTGGTTCTCGCAGGCTGTATCGTACGCCACGTCTGCGTCGCTCATGTACTCAATATGACGCACCATGCCGTCATAAATAGCCGCTACTTCCACGTCCGCTTTATCGTCCGCAGGGATTACTTTGCCCGATGGACGGTTCTGCCGTTGTTCGTTGGTGACTTGCCGAACGTGCTGTGGCAGCTTGTTGATCGTTAGACATGGACGGGCGTTGATTGTTTGACCCTGCACCGCACCACGGGTAGCCAATACGTCAGCAGGCCATTGCCATTGGTTGTCAGGCGACCCCGCCATAAAGCGTAGATCGTCTAGCTCATCCTCACGGCTGTCACTAAACGCAGCAATCGCCATCGTGTAGCGAGAGCGCATCTCATCTAAAGTGTCCTTGTGATCGGCTGGGTCACCCTGTGGGCCACCTCTTGCCGACACTTGCCCTGCTTTATTAATGCCTGTTGGGTCTTGATTGATTGTTGCCATTATCTGCCACGTCCACTCGCTCGTTTCATGGGTTTAGCCGCAGCGCGTTTGGTCGCATAGGCGATGGCCACGGCCTGTTTGACGGGTTTGCCGGCTTTTACTTCAGCACGGACGTTAGAACGGAAGGCTTCTTTGCTTGTCGATTTTTTCAATGGCATGATTATTTCGCTTTCTTTACAGGCTTGGCTGTTTTAGCCGATTCTTTGAACGCTTTGGCAGTTGGCGCACCTTTAGCACCTACTTTGCGCATTTTTTCACCAGATCCAGCTTCGATGCGCTTGCGTTTAGCGTGAATGTTTGCATAAAGACCAGGTTTAGTCGCCATTGTTTTCTTCCTTTTAGCAGTTCCAGCTTTTGAGCGCGGCTTTCGCGCGGGGGGCGTCGCCTTTTGCGTTCTTGACGACACCTGACATTCTTGCACAGAATGATTTTTTGCGCCCTGCGTCAGCTTTTGTCTTAGGGTTTGGAGCAGGCGCTTTAAGATTTGCATTATTTTTTGCATTGTAGGCCTTTCGACCTGCTGCGGTCATACCTGCACCCTCAGCAGTTGATTTGTAGTTGCGACCTTTGCCCGTAGTCGTGCGGGGAATGGGTTTATCATGCGATTTTTTTGTAGCCATTTACGCTCCCATCCAAGAGTTAACGATTCCCTGCTGAGAATAAGACCGAATTGGACGCTTGTCAACATATTCACGATGCGCTACAGGAAACGCAAACGTCAATGCGATTGCATCGGCCGCATCAGGTGAGGCTAGACCACGCGCTTTCATGTCTTTTTTGCTTTCCAAAAATATCGCACCCTTACTGTCGGGCTTCATTAGCGGTGAGATCAGGTCGGTCTTGAGCGTTCTGTCCTTGGGGATGCTGGCCGTTTTGAGCCACTCGCGCATCTCGCCCCACATCTCCGCCCGTTTGTTGCCATACATCATCATGTTTTTAGATTTGTTTGAGAAGTTCACACCCTTGACCTTGTAGCGCTGCTCTTTCATGCGATCGACCACCCCAGCGCCTAGCCCACCTTCGTCAATGTTGACCAACACCGGCTTGTATTCTTCCATGCACTCAATGATGCGCCCCACCGTTTCCATCGTGTCGTCGCCCTTGAAGCGCTTGATCGCAATAATGTCACGCCCTTGGCGCACGGCAATCACGGTCGAGTCGGCCCCAAACCGTGCAGGGTCGACACCCAATATGATGGGCGCAGTCTGATCCTTATAGCGCTCTCGTTCCATTGCTTCATCAACAATGTGCGAGCCAATAAACTGATCGTCGCTCGCATTGGGAAACTCACCAAACACCTCCACGTGCGCCTGGGCAGAATCGGCGCCATATTCATCAATGATCTGCTGATACACGGCCTTATCCGTACCTTCTACGGTTCTAGCGTCCACAATTTTATTCTTCCAAAACTCCCGCTTAGAGTGGAAAGATTCGTAAAAGTAGCCGCTATTGCGCCGTGGGTTGGAAAACGCTAACCAAAAGCGATTGGGCGTATTTTCCGTAAAAAAGCCACTCGCCACCGACCAGATCGAATCTTCAATACCACTGGCCTCATCAAACACCAACAATACGCCTGAGAAGTTATGCACCCCTGCGTAGCTGTCTGGATTCTCCGCCGACCACAGTCGACCCTCAACACCCCAGTATCTTGTACCCAACTTGAGGTCGCGCTCGACCAGTTCAGTCAGCCATTTGGCTGGCATCACACGGGTTGCCGATACTTCAAACCAATGCGTGTTCATGGCCATACTGAGCCACTTGGTAATCTCCGCCCAGGTGACACTTCGCAACTGCGCTTCGCTGTTGGCCGACACAATGGTGGTCGAGCCAATGCGGGTGGTCATCATCCAAATTACTAGCCAACTGACCAACGCCGATTTGCCAATACCACGACCAGAGCTTGTAGCCATGCGGAATGTATCAAAGTCCACCTTGCCGTTGTTCTGCTTAATGTGTTCGGTGAGTTCAGTCAACACTTCCCGTTGCCACTTGCGTGGGCCAGTGAAGTGTTCTAACGGCGTACCCGCCTTGCCCCACGGGAATGTATACAACACGAAGGCGAGTGGATTGTCTTTAATGATGGGCGACCACAGCCGCGCCATTAACTCTTGTTCGTCTTGCGCACTATAGATTGTGTTTTGCATTACGCGGCTTGTTGCTTCTGCTTGTTAGGTTTCACGTGAAACTGCGGGTTATTACTTAGCTCTTTGGGCGCGGTGACGTCAGTAAACACCCCTTCGATGACTCGACGCTGTGCGTCTTCAAGAGCCTGCGTAACGCTAATTCGTTGCTCAATATCGATTGAAAGTTGTTGCTTGGCGACCCATCCGTGCTGGTGCTGGAGGATGGCGAGGGCGGCTTTCGCATCACCGCTTGCTGCAGCAGCGTGCAACTGTTGACTGGCTTCACGTTCACCTTCGGCCCTCCCTAATAGTTCAGCAAACTCGGCAGCAGGGTCTAACTGACACAACTGCCGATATTCAGTAGGCAACATTCCAGCAGCGATCGCTAACGCGTCGCCTTTTAGACCGAGCTTGGCTGCGGTCTTAAT